TCAGCTAAACGATTTCATACTATGCAAGGTGGAACTTATTCTGCTGTAGGTGCAGGTGGTGCTATTACTGGTAGAGGTGCGCATCTATTAATTATCGATGATCCTATAAAAGGTAGAGAGGACGCAGAGTCAGAAACACAACGAAGAAATTTAGTAGAATGGTATAAGTCTGTAGCTTACACTAGACTTCAACCAGGTGGTAAAGTAATTATAATTCAAACACGATGGCACCAAGACGATTTAGCTGGTCACATACTAGCAGAGAGTAAAGAAGATTGGAAAGTTTTAGATTTACCAGCGATAGATAATAAAGGTAATGCGTTATGGCCTGAAGCTTATTCGAAAGAAGATTTAGAAAAAATAAAAGATACAGTAGGTCAACGTGTATGGCAAGCTCTTTATCAACAGCAACCTAGCAATGATGAAGGATCTATTATTAAAAGAGAATGGTGGAATATATATGAAGAAGATAAAATCCCTACACTATCGTATGTAGTTCAATCTTATGATACTGCATTCTCTACAAAAGCTTCTGCTGACTTCTCTGCATGTACAACGTGGGGAGTATTTAATGCTCGTGACGAAAGTAATAGACCTTACGCTGCAGCAATATTATTAGACGCATGGAAAGAAAGATTAGAGTATCCAGATTTAAGAAAACGTGCACAAGATAGTTATGAAGAATGGAGACCCGATCAAGTACTTATAGAACAACGAGCTTCTGGCCAAAGTTTAATACAAGATATGCGTAGATCAGGAGTTCCTGTAGTTACTTATAATCCAGAAAGAGATAAAGTTTCTAGAACTCACTCTGTAGCTCCAATGTTTGAAGGCGGGTTAGTCTTTACAATGGACGAAGATTGGACTAAAAGTGTATTAGATGAATCAGGTGCTTTTCCTTATGGAAAACATGACGATATACATGATACTTGTGTTCAAGCTTTATTGCGTATTCGTGATGGCTTTTTAGTAACACACCCTGATGACCCGGATGATGAAGATTATGAACAAGAAAGATACATTAAAAAAGACAAACATTATTACTCTTGATAGGTATAGACCTATAAAACAAAAGCCACCTACTACTAAAGAAGTAGAAGAAATTCAAGATCAAGAAGTAATAACAGCTTTTCATGATGCATGTATCAAGATAAGTGAAAAAGTAGATATTAAAGGATATGCTCTAGTAGCATGGGACGAGAAAGGAGTACCTTGTCTTTCGTGGTCTACTGGCCATAATAAATCACCTATTAGCGAAATGTTACTTCCGACCTTTACACAGTCGTGTTTTCAAGGTATACTAAATAGAAAATTAAGTACAACGGAGGACTTAAATGAGTAACCCATTTACAAAGCAAGCGATTAGTAATCATAACACTAAAAACTATTCAGTTGAAGATGTTAAAAAATCTAATGCAAGATTTTATGAAAAGTTTCCATCTGCTATCGAGCCAGCTGCTATGATTAAAAAAGCTATGCAAGATCCAGGTGACGAAGTAGTAAAAGAACAAACAAGACGAGAAAACGAAATGGAAAATTTTGTTGGAAGTATAAAAATAACTGGAGGAATATATTAATGACTAAAACACAAATGACAACTAAAACAGCTGTTCAATATAATTCAAGTGGAGCTGCTGCAGGTTTTGGGCCACAAGCTCATCCGCCTCATCAAGATCCATCTGCTGCAAATACTATTCAAGATAAGACTAAAGGCAATTCTGATTTTCATGGTGACAACATGGCTTTTATAAAAAAAATTAAAAGAGGTTAATCATGGCAGATAAAGATTTAGTACCAGCATCTAATAAAGATTTAGATAAATTATCAGGTGCTGTTAAAGGCGATGCATCAGAATCTGGTTCTAATTCTTTTGCTAAAAATGTTCAAGCTGCTGTTAAAAGTTTAAAAAAAGATTTCAATAATTATAAAAAAGCTAAAAACAGAGATGAAGCCAAAGTGAAAGGTTAAAAAGAATGTTAAAAGGAAAAAGAAAAAAACTAGATAAAAATAAAGATGGTAAACTATCTAGTATAGATTTTGCTCTATTAAGAAAAAAGAAAAAGAAAAAGGTAAAAAAATATGTCAAAAAATAGAGATGATGATTTTGTAGCAACTAAAGAAGAAAAAACTTTTGATGATGAAGGTAAAACAGTTGATGCTAATGTATCTAGTTCTTATAAAGGTGGATTACTTTATAAAGGTAAAGCAAAAGATTATACTTCTGCAGCCGATATTATAAAAAAAAAATCTGCTAAAATTATTAAAATAGATATTGATAAAAAAAAGAATAAAGATTAATGGCCAAGCAGAAGTTTACACACTTCATACCAAGAGATAAGCCAAAAAAACGAGGACCTGGAGCACACAAGAAAAATAAAAACAAACAAGAGAAACGTCAAAAAAAACAAACACGTTATAAAGGACAAGGTAGATAATATGTTTCAATGGGATTTTGATAAACCAAGTACTCCAGTTAATTTTGATACAACTATTTCTCAAGATATAACAAACTTTAATAATTTCTTTTCTCAAAACGTAGCTGCACAAACTAATACACAAGCACAAGCTATGCCACCTATGAATTTTTTAGGAAGTGCTTTAAGTAATTTTCAAGAACAACCTATAATAGATTATATGACTTACGATGCTCCTCAACCAACAGAACCTATACTTATGCCTCAGGATAGAAAAAATCAAACAACAGGACTTAGACTTGAGGATAAAAAAAATCAACAACAGCCACAAACAATGGGTTATAGTACAGGATTACTTGATGCACAAGAAGGATTAAATCCATATGGCTAGAACTAGAATCAGACCTAAAAGACGTAGAGAGGCTTCTATAAGAAAGACTACTGGAAAAGGTGGTAATTATAGAAAGACTAAATCAGGAGCTGGAATGACACGTAAAGGTGTTGCTGCATATAGACGAGCTAATCCTGGTTCTAAATTAAAAACTGCAGTTACTGGTAAAGTTAAACCAGGTAGTAAAGCAGCCAAAAGAAGAAAATCTTATTGCGCAAGATCAGCAGGTCAATTAAAAAGAAGCTCTGCTAAAACAAGAAATGACCCTAATTCTAGAATAAGACAAGCTAGACGTAGATGGAAGTGCTAGACGCCTAGTAACTTTTGTTATATATTATTTATTCAAAAAAAGGAAAAACCTAATTTATGAGTATTAATATGAACTATTATTTTACAGGTATTTTAATTTTAGGTTTTTTATTTTTAGCTTTTTGTATGGGACCTATATGAAAATATCCGAAAACACATCAATAAGTATGCCTATGAAAAATATGTTAGCAATAGTAGCAGGTGTTGCTATGGGTGTTTTTGCATATACAGAAGTTACATCAAGATTAACAAGTTTAGAAACTTCTAGAGAATTGTTTCAAGCTGATTTACTTAAAAAATCAGAACAACTTCCTACAGACCAAGAACAATACATGTTGATAGAAGATTTATATAAAACTACAGAAAAATTAGAAATAACTCAAGAACAAAACATGACTAATAAAGTTAATATAGAATTTCTAAAAGCTCAATTAGAAAAAACATTAGCTGATGTAGAAGATTTAAAAGATAAAGTAAGAGCAAACGGTAATAAAGCGCACTAATGACAGAGTTAATTATAGCACTTCTTATGATTGTTAATGGAGAGATTAAAGAACACAGAATTCAAACATCTATGTCCGATTGCCTTAAAGGCAAAAGAGTTGCAACCAGAACAAATAAGAATAATAACATTGAATACCAATGCATCAAGTCAATGGCAGAATTAGAATTAAACATAGATAATAGTAAAAGTATTAAGAAATTAATACTAGAATAATCTAAATTTTTGTTTTATATCTCTAATTAGGAAAGTATGGTATGAACCAGGAGGTATACTGCTATGAAAAAACAAGGATATAATGCAAGAAAAGATGAACAGCTAGGAATGACTAGAGGAAAAAAATCTAGTAAAAAAATGTCTATGGCTGGTCGAAGAAAAGTAGCAAAAGCTACACGTAAACCAAAAGGCACTTACGGTTTTAAAAAAAAATAGTAAGTGATTAACAGAGAAGGCTTTGGAAAACTTATGAAAAAAGGTTATCACAAAACTAAAAGCGGCAGAGTTGCTAAAAAAGGTTTGTATTACAATATGAACAAAAGAAAAAAAGCAGGCACAAGCAGACCAGGTAAAGGTACTGTTTCTGCTAAAGCTTTAAAAGCATCTGCTAAAACTGCAAAAAGTTAAATAATGGAAGTTGAATTAGATAAAAAAAAACTACAATTTACTAATGAAGATGGTCAAAAAGTAAATGTAGATATTGATCAGGACCAAACTGAAAAAGAAGAAGAAGCTTTTGAAAGTAATCATTATTCTAATTTAGCTGAAGAATTACCTGAACAAGAAATCAATCTTATAGGAAAAGAATTAGTCCGAGCTTATGAAGATGATAAAAGCTCTCGTAAAAATTGGGAAGACCAATATTCAAAAGGTTTAAGAATGTTAGGTGTAGTTGTTGAAGATAGACAAGACCCTTTCCCGGGAGCTTCAGGTGTTCATCATCCGTTACTTGCAGAAGCAGCAACACAGTTTCAAGCTAGAGCTATTGCTGAAATTTTTCCTGCTGGTGGTCCAGTTAAAACTCAAGTCATAGGAAAAGTTACAGATAAAAAATTAGATCAATCTCAAAGAGTTCAAGATTTTATGAACTTTCAAATTACACAAGAGATACCAGATTATTTTAACGAATTAGATCAAATGTTATTTTATTTAGCACTTGCGGGTAGTGCTTTTAAAAAAGTTTATTTCGATAATACTTTAGATAGAATTTGTTCAAAATTTGTACCAGCAGAAGAATTTGTAATATCAATGGAGAATACAGATTTAGAAACAGCAGAAAGATATACTCAAGTAATGAAACTAACTAGAAACGATATTAGAAAACATCAAGTATCTGGTTATTATAAAGATATTCCATTAAGTAAAGCGGAATCAACT